GATATCAATACTATTCAGGTGAACTAAATAACGAAGAAGACCTAGAGAAATACGGCTTTGAGCCGTGGTCAAAAAAAGTTCTCAAACAGGATCGACAACAATACATCGATGCTGATAAAAGTCTTAATGATCTTCTATTGAGAAAGTGCCTTCATGATGAAATCGTTGAATTTTGCCGTTCAGTTCTCCGTGAACTCAACAGTCGCACATATCAACTTCGGGCATTTATTGATTGGGAAAAGTTCACTGGAGGACCCGGTAACGGATGAGTTGTGAGTTAGTTATTACCAATATTGATGAGGTATATGTCCATGTAGAATGTGAAGATGGTATAGCCTATGAACTTCGGGAATATTTTACCTTTGAAGTTCCCGGATTTAGGTTCACGCCCGCATATAAGAATCGCCTTTGGGATGGAAAGATAAGACTTTTCGATCTTAGATCCCATAAAATATATCGCGGCCTTGCAAATGAGATCATGTCATTTTGTAGGCAGCGCGGTTATAAATATGAGTATGTTGACCTTACCGAAGAGTTTTCTTTGGTTGAGGCCAAGGCTTTTATCAAGTCTCTACATATGCCTATTGAACCTAGAGATTATCAAATCTTGGCTTTCGCTCAAGCAATACGCGACAAAAGAAGTCTGTTGGTATCACCGACAGCATCAGGAAAATCACTAATCATCTACCTAATATTGAGATATCTCCATGATAGCCATATTTCGCAGAAGTCTCTTATTATTGTGCCTACTACTAGCTTGGTTAGTCAGCTTGCTGGTGATTTTGCTTCATATGGTTATGACAGTGATTCTAATATCCATACTATTACTGCTGGAAAAGATAAGTCGTCGGATAAGCCCATCACAATCTCGACCTGGCAGTCTCTATACAAAATGGATAAATCATATTTCAGAATGTATGATACCGTAATAGGTGATGAATGCCATCTATTCAAGGCAAATTCACTAAAGGATATCATGACAGGTCTGACAAAGGCCCATCATCGTATTGGTACAACAGGAACACTCGACGGAACGAAAACACATAAACTGGTTCTTGAAGGTCTGTTCGGATCGGTCAATAAGGTCACGACAACGAAAGACCTAATGGATCAGAAGCATGTTGCTGATTTCCGAATCAAATGCCTTGTTCTCAAACATCCTCCCGAAAAGTGTAAAGCCCTTCGTAAGGCCACGTATCAGGAGGAACTCAACTATATAGTAATAAGTGATGCACGGAATAGGTTTATCAAGAACCTCACCCTATCACTCGAAGGCAATACCCTAATCCTATATCAGTTTGTCGAGAAGCATGGCCAGATTCTCCTCAACAGTTTTAAGGACGAATTCGAGGCACGAAAGGTATTCTTTGTTCATGGCGGTGTTTCGGGTGATGATAGAGAAGTCATTCGAGGGATTGTGGAAAAGGAAACGAATGCAATTATTGTTGCATCCTACGGTACATTCTCCACAGGCATCAATATAAAACAACTAAATAACATCATATTCGCTTCGCCGTCCAAATCAAGGATTAGAAATCTACAATCGATTGGTAGAGGTTTGAGAGTATCGGATACCAAAACAGAGGCCGTACTGTTCGATATAGCAGATGATCTTCGGACTGGTAAGAAGGAAAACTACACCCTAAAGCATTTTATGGAAAGATTGCGAATATATAGCGACGAGAAATTCCGCTTCAAGATATACCAAATTCAACTGAAAGGATAAACCATGGATGTAACAGAACCAGAGGTAATGTTCTTTCGTCTTATAACAGGTGAGGACATTATTTCATTATCACAAGAAATACCTAGAAGTGATGAAGGTGATTCACATTTTCTAATGAAGAATCCTATGAAGATCATCTATATGCAGAACCCACTTATTCCTTCTAAAATGGCCATATCACTCATGCAATGGGTATTTGGTCGAATATGTGAGACACAGCAATTTAAGGTATACGAAAATGATATTCTAACCATTTCACAACCAAGCAAATCGCTCATGGAATATTATCATGAGGCAGTAACTGCAATGGAAACAAAGCCAATGTTGGATTTAGAAGAATCGGATACTATGGATGAAGATGATTTGGAAGATGATTCAGAGATGATTAAATCTATTCTGGAACATATTGAACCATCCAAGAAGACAATTCACTAAGTATTCACGCTTCGCGTGAAGTTCATTCGCTTCGCTCATTCACTGTTACTGAAAGTTTTTATTATGTTTGTTATATTATCTAAGGCAGGGCATAGCCTATTATACACTAACTGGCCACTCTGTCAAGCAAAAAATGAAGGAATACTATGCAAAAAACAAAGAAACCTCATTATGTTGACAATAAAAAATTCTATCAGGCAATAGTCGAGTATAAAAAGACTTGTGCTGAGTGTGCAGCCAAAGGAATAGAAGCACCTCGAATGAGTAATTATTTGGGTGAATGTATTACAAAGATTGCCGTGAAGTTATCCCACAAGCCATGCTTCATTAACTATTCCTTTAGAGATGAAATGATTGATGATGGTGTGGAAAACTGCATCATGTATTTTGATAACTTTGATCCAGAAAAGACGGATAATCCATTCGCATATTTTACTCAATTCATCTATTATGCATTCCTTAGACGAATAGCAAAAGAGGAAAGAGTCCGATATACGACCTACAAATACTTCAATGATGTGATCCTTACCAATGTTGGTGCGGACACTCTAGTTGATAGTAATGATAATCACTTGCTTCCTACTCAAATGTATGATAATATAAACCACTTCATGGACAAGTTTGAGACAAAGGAGCAGAATAAGAAAGAAAAGCGCAAGGCAGCTAAAGACCTTGCCAGATTTTATGAGGATGAAAATGAACCAGAACGTACCGTTCCAGGTCGAGTCAGTAATAAAGAGCCTGCTTGATCAAAAGGAAAATATCTATATTCGCTCCAACTATCGACAACGATTGGATGTTATTCGAGAGGAAATATCCAAAGCCATAGAGTTGTATGATAAGGAATTTAATATCGAACAGGCTGTAAATAGGCACAAAAAAAGGCAGGGTTGATAATGGCTAAAATAGCGGTGATTGCTGACACTCACTGGGGAGTCCGAAATGATTCCTCAGTTTTCTATGACTACTTCAAGAGATCGCTAGAAGGATTTTATCGGGAGATTCGAGATCAGAATATCCAGCATATCATTCATGTGGGCGATCTCTTTGATCGGAGAAAATATCTCAACTACCTGACAGCCAAAAGGTGTCGAGAAGATTTTCTTGAGGTCATAAATAGCATGGGTATTGAGACCCATATCATAGCAGGTAACCATGACATCTATTACAAAAATACTCTTGAAGTCAATTGTCTGGATGAAATCATTGGTGATCGATATCCTAACATCCATACATACATCAATCCTCAAGAAATTACCATCGATGGATTTGATATTCTCCTACTGCCATGGATTACCGAGAGCAATTCAAAACAATCTTTCGACCTTATTGCAAGCACGAAGGCTTCCCACGTTTTTGGTCATCTTGAAATGCAGGGATTCGAGTATCTTAAAGGTATTATTAGTACGGCGGGCCAAGATGCTCATGTTTTTTCTAGGTTCGATGGCGTGTTTACTGGCCACTACCATCATCGCTCTAGTATTGGTAATATCCACTATATTGGCGCTCTTGCTGAATACACTTGGTCTGATTATAATGATCCTCGTGGATTTAGTGTGTTCGATACCTCGACTCGCGAGATCGAGTTTTATAGGAATCCGATCTCGCTTTTCAAGATGATTGGCTATGATGATGAGGCTAATCCCGAAATGTTTAAGGAAGACCTATCTCACCTTGCAGATTCCTATGTAAAGGTTGTGGTTCAGAATAAAGATCCCTATCTGTTCGATCTGTTCATTGAGGAACTCTATAAGGTATCTCCAATCAATATTACAATCATCGAAGACATGTCTGTATTTACTGATGATGAGGAATTTGAAGAAATTGACCAAGCTGAATCCACATCCGTTATTCTCGACAAATACATATCAGGACTAAAGTTGCCTGTCGATACTGATAGATTGAAGGATTTTATGCGAGGAATTCATAATGAAGCCATTGCATTAGGCAGTGAATTGTAGTATAATGGTATAACTGAAAAGGAAACTGAAATGGAACATTCAAGTTATGAAAATGCAAAACGAGAAACGCTGAGGTATGCCGAGAACCTCAAGAATGCGGTAATTGATGGTACATTGAATGAATCGGCCTGTGAAGGATTGATCGAATCCTTTCTACAGGACAAACTGTCTTCCAGTCAATATCGCAGCAAGCTCCTGAGTGAAGCACTCGCGGTTATTGGTTCTAGGAAGTTTCTTGTAGATTGAAAATTATCCACATAAATAGAAACATCATTCAACAGAATGCCAAACGAGGCGAGACAAATCCAGTTTGTCGTGTCGAAGAGGGTGGGGTTGTACGATACTGCATGGAAGTTGATATCAAGGGTCCATCGCGAATGGTCTATAGACCCGACAATCCTAGACCGTGTGGTGCCAAGTTGTGGATCGAAACGAAT